ACCGGTACGCGGATGAAAATCCACGGCACTGAGTGGCGTTTAATCAACGACGACAGCGTAGAAGCAGTAGTCCAAGATCCTCGCGGCATCCAGCGTCCTAACCTGTAAGGAAAAATATGGCTGAAATTGAAAAAACAGAATTTGAATTTCCTGATGAAGTCGAGGAAAAACCATCTAGATTGGGCAGCAAAGTCATAGAGCCTGAGCCAGAAGAGCAGGTAAAAGATGAGCCTGAGATAGAAGTTGTAGACGATACGCCAGATGAAGACAAGGGCAGACAGCCCATGGCAACACCTCCCGTAGAGCCTACAGACGAAGAATTAGCCACTTATTCTCAGCGTGACCGCACCAAACTTCGTGAATTTACGAAGGGCTATCACGACGAACGCAGAGCCAAAGAAGCTGCGATCAGAGAGAAAGAGGAGGCTATACGCATTGCACAAGCAGTTTATGAAGAAAATCAGAAGCTGAAAAACAATGTACACACCAGTCAAAGCGCCCTGCTGGAGCAAGCTAAGAAAGTTGTCTCGCAAGAGGTGACTGATGCTAAAAACCGGTACAAAGCGGCGTATGAGGCTGGCGACGCAGATGCTCTTGTACAGGCTCAAGAAGATTTAACCACCGCAAAGATGAAAGCGGAGCGTGTAAACAATTTTAAGCCTACCCCTTTACAAGAGGAAAAAACTGTTGTACAACCCCAACATCAGCAAGCACCCCGTGTCGATACCAAAGCTGTTGAATGGCAACAAACCAATAAATGGTTTGGTACTGACAAGGAAATGACCGGATTCGCGCTGGCGGTGCATGAGAAGCTGGTTAACGATGAGGGCATTGATCCTCAGAGTGACGAATACTACAGACGCATCAACGGTAGATTGCGTCAAGTGTTTCCAGACAAGTTTGAGTCTGAGGAACCCGCTGATACGACGCAGCGTAGAAAATCAAACGTTGTTGCTTCTGCAACGCGCAGTGTCGCCCCTAAAAAGATTACATTGAGCGCATCAGAGGTAACTATTGCCAAGCGGCTAGGCATTCCATTGGAACGCTATGCTCGTGAGGTTGCGATATTAAGAAGGAAAGAAAATGGCTGAACAAATTCGTGAAAAAAGAGCTGTAGAGTCTCGTGCAAGTTTTGAGCGTCCTGCGACTTGGATGCCCCCACAACTTTTGCCCGATCCAAATCCTGAAGAAGGCTATGTCTTCCGCTGGATTCGCATCGCTTCTCTCGGCAAAGACGATCCAACCAATATTTCCGGAAAATTACGCGAAGGCTGGGAACCTGTAAAAGCTTCCGACCATCCTGAGATTCGCTTGTTTGGCTCTTCCAACGGGAAGTTCCCTGACAGCGTTGAAGTAGGTGGCCTGTTGCTTTGCAAAACACCTGTGGAATTTACAGGGCAACGTAATGATTACTACCGCAAACAAGCGGAAGCTCAGATGAACTCTGTAGACAACACCTACATGCGCGAAAATGACCCACGGATGCCTATGTTCAAAGAACGTAAGTCCACGGTCACTTTCGGAAAAGGTATTTAAATTTTTTTTGGAGTCTTAAATGGCATATCCTACCGTTGATAAGCCCTACGGCTTTCAGCCAATCAATCGTATTGGCGGAAATCCCTATGCGGGTTCTACTCGACTGATCCCAGTCGATTCTGGCGCTGTCTTTGATGGCGACCTCGTTGAGATGTTGGCTTCTGGTTCATGCAAAGTGATCGCCAGCGGCACAGCTTCTGCACAATGCGTCGGCGTTTGCGTCGGCGTTCAGTACACCAACTCTTCTGGTCAAACTGTTCAAGCTCAGTATGCTCCGTCATCTGGCGTGACCAACGTTTTGGCTTATGTTGTTGATGATCCTACCGCTCTGTTCAAAGTGGCTGTTGTGTCTTCTGGCACTACCATGTCTACCTTGACTCGTGCTGCCGTTGGTCAAAATGCTCCTGTAGCTTTGAACTCTGGTAACACCAACACCGGTAACTCTACGCAAGCTATCACAACCAGCACCGATACTACAAATACATTGCCTATTCGTATTATTGATGTTGTTCCTGAGACAGCTGTTACATCAACCACATACGTTGAGATGATTGTTAAGATCAACACTCACTCGTATAACAATACCACCGGTATCTAAGGAGTAACTTACCATGGCTATTTCACGCGCACAACTATTGAAAGAGTTGCTCCCCGGCCTGAACGCATTGTTTGGTCTTGAGTACGCTAAGTACGGCGAAGAGCACAAAGAAATCTACGAAACAGAGACATCTGAGCGTAGTTTCGAAGAAGAGACAAAGCTGTCTGGCTTCTCTGCTGCACCTGTCAAGAATGAAGGCTCTGCCATCGCTTATGACAACGCAC